GGGAATTGCCATTGCTTGAGCAAGATGTCTCAAGAAATGATGAATGTCGCCGTTTAAGCAATCAATCTGTCTAATGATCGCTTCGATCTTTTTAGCTTCTTCGCCTTGAGTTGTCTTGATCTTGGCGATAACCATTTCAGTTTCAATCAAATTCATTGTTCCGTTTGGAGCAGCGATTTCATAAACCTGATTGTCAAGGTCTTTTTCGTTGAAGTAGCGATTGAAGAAAGTGTTCATTGGTTTGATTCGTTTGCTTACATTTCTATTATAATAGAATTAATTAAGTATGTCAACTATTAGATAAAAAAAAGGGCTAATCATTTAGCCCGTATTTTTCACATAATTTTTGAAGTTTTTTGCTTGGTCGATAAGTGTATTTTTCAACGAATCCATCAGCATAAAGATTTTCAATGCGAACTCTACCATTTTTTAGTTGAGTTCTTTTTTCTTCGATGATAACGATTCTTTCGCCTAAATCATTTAATCTCATTGGTTTGCTTTGTTTGGTACACTTTAATTATAATATAATTGAATGGATATGTCAACAGGATTAATTAAAATCCTGTTAAAAACTTGTATCTGTCGCCGCAAATTCCTTTGCCTGTTTCAATCGGCCATTCAACGCGCCAAGGAACCTCGTTTCCTTCTTCATCGCGTTCAACTTCATTATCTGCGGGAGTAGTAACTCTTTCTACCCAAACGTAACCCTTACGCGCGGCGCGGTGCATTTCAGCATCGTCAAGGACTCTTGCCCTGAATACATTGCCGCAATGTTCAAAGCCGATTGCGCCTTCACACCATACATATTTTTGAGTTTTCATAAATCCTCCTTAAGAACAATTCTATTATAATATAATTAAATAGTATTGTCAAACATCAAAATAATATTCCTTGTACTGTCGGGACATAACTTGCGTCATATCTTGAATTATCGCCTTTCGGGTATGGTTCAACCTTATATTGCAAATTCTCTTTCATAATCGCTTTTTCTTTTTTATTACCTAAAAAATAAAAATATCTATGTTTTCGCGGACGTTCTTTCATGTACAATCTATCGCCGTATTTTTTTCTTAATAACTCATGTTTATTGATATGCTTGTTTTCGTCATATCGTCCGACACTATCTTCAATCGAACTATGGTGCATATGTTCAAGACCTTTTACAGCATAATCTTTAAACTTTGCGCTTAGTCCTGTATAAATCCAATTTGTAGCCTGATATATAAACCCGTGATGCCCTTGCGATGTATCAGCATATGAAACAACAACTGATGGCTTCGGCAAACTATTCAAACAACCAGAAACAAAAAAGCTAAGAACATTTTTTTCTAAACCTTCATTGATAACTAATCTATTCAGTTCGAGAAAATTATCTTGATACAGCCCATTTACTGCGCCAGATACTAGCGTATGGCTCATAGGCTTTCCAAAACTACAAACACCCTGTAAAAGATTCAAGTTGTCATACAACCCAAAAGCGCAATTTATATTTGGCAATCTTCGCGCATAATGTTTCTTTAAAAACCATTCATAACATTCTGAACTTAAAACAGGCTTGATTGAATATTTATCTTTCATATAATTATTTGTTGCGGTATTTTATTTTGCCTTATTGTTCTAAATTTTCTAAATCTTTTGCTTTCTACTTCGCGAAACATTTCAACGTGAGATACACATTCTTGAAATTCAATAAGACCTTCAAAAACACCACATCTTAGAAAAATATCAGATCGATCTTTTATTGGGAAAAAGTCAACCTGATATGAGCCACACGGCGAAAGTAAAGAAGGCGTTTCAATCATCGAAAATGTCATCGTCTTCTAAATCGTATTCGTGATTAAAAAACTTGTCATCTTCATCGCCGTATATATCGCGTATTGCTTGCGCTTCTCTTTGGCTATCAAGCGCGGCTTGATGATTATGTAAAAAACTATCCATAATTAAACACCTAAAATTTCTTTTTTAAAGTTTTTGAATCCTATTTGCTTCCAAGTTCTTTTGTCGCCTTGATAAGCATAAGGGCGGATGTTCATAGGCATATGTTTTTCTAAAGCGTCCATAACTCTTTCAAGGCTGTAATCTTCAGCTTCAAAATCTAATACGCCTAAAGCCTTTAATTTTTGACCTAGCTTTACATAGCTTTTCCAATTCTGAGCCTTCATATCTCTAAAAGGATATTTAAGTTCGTAAGGATGCCAGTATTTAACGTGTTTGAAAGTGTAGACATATCCGTCCGCATATTCAAATGTTATTTGCTGTCTACCATCTGGAAGATCAATTCTTGTCTCCTTGGTAACGTAAATCTTTTCGCCGTCTTTAAATCTCATTTGTTTGTTTGGTTTGCTTACAACTTAATTATATTATAATTAATTAGGTTTGTCAACTGTTTCTTTTTTATTTTTTTCTCTTCGTTTATACTTTATGCCTTCTGATGTTTTAATAATAAAAAATTCTTTAGTAATTGTAATTACTGAGCCATCAGAATAAATAATTGATTGAGAGGGAAAAAAATCTTCTTTCATTTGTTTTTATCTTTCCAATGTTGCAATTCAAGATCAAACCTTGCAAGCATTATCAATTGTTCTTCTCTTGTATATTGCGCCAATATCTGCGCCTGTTCTTTTCCTGAAAACTTTTTAAGTAACCACGGCTCTTGAAAAAATAATTGTTTCTGCATTTTTATCAAACATTCAAGAACAGCGTCACGTTGTTCATCGGTCATATTTTCTGTTATGCGCAAAAACTGTTGTTCAGCCTTTCGAGACTTTTCTTCATCCCCGCTTGAAAATTTATATCTTTTCATTTTAAGAATCCTCGTTTAAATAAAGTTCTAGTTGCGGATGACTTTTTAATTCAGATTCAAGCCTTTGATGTTCGTGAAAATACGCAGAATATCTTTTATAACCATTTTCTTCTAACCAAAAAATTCTTTGTGTTATTTGCCAAATAGTTTTCATTTATATTTGCCCTCCCATTCGTTATATTCGTCAAACATAAACCCATCAGAATTTGCACCTTCGCGGACAGCCGCAAGCGCCGCATCTCGAACATTTTCTTCAACCATTTCTGCAAGTACTTTTAAACTTTTCAAAGAATCAATTTTGCGTTCAACTTGTGAAAGTCTTTTTGATGCGTTTTCATAACCATCTTGCAAATCTCGCGTTGCTTCCTGAAGTTCCCCATCTGCAATAATCTTTTGCGCGTGATTAATACGATTAATAGGAGCGCTTTTTAAATGTTCTGTTTGCCTAGCAATACGCCCACCAATGACCAAAGCAAGTAATTGATTAAGTGCTTTGAGTTGTTCTTGATCTTTCATTCGTTCTGTAATAGGGTCAGTTTTAATCCATTTTCCATCTTTTCTTACGCCTAAATATTCAGGCTCATTTGCATTAAAAAATAATGCGCCATCTTCAATCATTCAATCATCCTCCGAAAAAATAAGGGTTACAGTTTCATCATTGCTTGATTTTTCGTCTACATCCCAATCATAAGGACATTCGTTATCAAGCAACCATTCAAAAAGTTTTGATCTGTCTAATCTCATGCGACCTCCTGTAATTTTAGATTTTGCTCTTGTAAATCTCTTATCTCTTGGCATTTAATAAACAATTGCCTTTCATAACGTTTTTTCAAATCTTCTTTTGCTTTTTTATATTGATTTCTTAAATTCATTCTCCCTTGACCGTGGTTTCTTTTTTGGGTTTTCATATTTGCTTTCCACATATTGACTTCCGCCGTTTTATATTCCAATAACTTTTCAAGGCATCTTGTTTCTTTCGGGTCTGTTACTCTCATATACCATTTCATCGCCATATCTTTTTGATCTTCTTTCTCAAGCGCTACAAACATACAATCAACAACATTAATTAATTGATTCTGTTCTTTAAAGTTATGAACCCATTTGCCAAGAAAGAATTTAAACTTTCTAACTTGCAGTTTTGTTAGTTCATCAGTAACCATTTCAAGATTACTTTGCCATTCTTCATATTGTTCGACCCCGTGATCGGGTTCGCGTAGCTTCTTCTCTAAAAACTTAATTCGCATCTTCAAATCAAGTTCTTGATCTTTGTAATCGTATTTTTTACTCATAATTCTGGACTCTTTTGAAAGTTGACATAATCTTCATCAGGTACAACTTGCATCTTCCATTTAGCAGTAGTCACAAAATTACTGCAAGAACTCCAAGTCGGGTCTTCTTTTTCATATTCATAATCAGAAAGTTGATACTGTTTTTCTTCTTCAATGCAACCTGACGCCTTTTTGGTTTTTGTACCTTCTGAATTGCTCATAAAAGTACAAGGCCAAACAATATTTGAAATAGAATTATCTATTTCTTGTAATCTTTCGCGAACAGAATATTCGCTGTTGGCATAAAATTCAACTGTAAATTTTCTCATTGCAACACCTCGCAAGCCGCTTGAACACCCGCCGCACAATCGTTGCGTGTCATGTCGGTCAACGCCCCATCGAATCCTAAATAAAAGATTCCTGTTGCACACATAACCATAAAGAAATTTGTCATCGTGCTACCTCCAAAATTGTCTTTCCGCCTAGTTCGTCTAGCTTTTGATTGATTACCCAACCTTTAAGATTTTTAAGTTGTTCATGGTTTTCTGGAACCCCTACAGTTTCTAAATATTGAATCTGTATAAGAACCAATTCCATAACAGCTTTTGTTTGTTCGTTAGCCATTGGTTTAGTTTGTTTGATAACAATTTAATTATAATAAAATTAAAATGTAATGTCAACCCTATAATTCATGTTATATATTAAGGGCATGGCTAAAAAGGCAACTAATATCGAAATAGATCAGCGTATTAACAAAATATACGACCTCCTTTTGCTCGGAAATTCAAAAACGCAAATCGCTCGGTACTGCGCGGAGAATTATTCAGTTAGCTTACGTCAAACAGAAGAATATTTATCACGCGCTCGCATATTACAAGAGCAAGACGCACAGCTAGAGCGCCCGCAATGGCTTACAGGGGCAATCGCTAGACTTGCAGATTATGAACGCCGCGCTTCAATGGAAAATCAATTGCAAACCGCCATCCGTGCCGTAGAAATGCAAGCAAAATTATTACGCTTTGATATGTCAGCATGAGCCTTATTTCTGATGTCTGCGAAAAACAACCCCTCCTCGACTTTTTAAGTCCTCCTGATGAAAAAGATACAGAGATAATATTAGAGCGTGTGTTATCTGATCTTCATACGGGGCAACTATCGTTTGTAAATGACACAGATACGGAAATATTGGGCTTATGCGCGGGTTATGGGTCAGGTAAAACGCGATCTTTACTGGCAAAATGTTTATATCTTTCATTGTTAAATCAAGGCTTCACGGGCATTGTATTAGAGCCGACACAGCCTTTGGTTCGTGATCTCTTTGTAACAGAATTTGAGGAATTTTTGTTAAATTACGAGATTCCTTACACATTCAGAAGTTCGCCGTTGCCTGATTTTGTTTTGCACCTACCGAAAGGAGATACGCGGATTATGTGTCGTTCTTTTGAATCATGGCAAAGAATAATCGGTATTAACGCCGCTTTTATATTGGCAGATGAAATCGACACAGTTGCAAAGCCAATCTGTGATCGCGCCTTCCCGAAAATTCTTGGACGTCTTCGCGCAGGGAATGTTCGCCAGTTCGCGGCGGCGTCCACACCTGAAGGTTACAAATGGTTTTGGCAAACTTTCGCAAGTGATGAAGCAAAAGAAAAAGATGACAGAAAGTTAATAAGAATGAAAACAACAGACAATCCACATTTGCCCGCAGATTTTATTGATAGAATGAAAATGAATTATGACCCAAATCTTCTAAAAGCATATCTTGAGGGTCAATTCATATCTTTAACAACTGGCGCTGTTTTTGACCGCTTCGATAGAGTAAAACATATAACAAAAGACATCCCGAATTATTCAGACGAAATTATAAGACTTGGAATTGACTTCAACATTGGCAAGATGTCTTGCGTTTGCGCCGTGATTAGAGATAACAAACTTTATATTTTTGATGAGATTCGCGCACATGACACCGACCAACTGGCAAAAGAAATCAGATCAAGATTTCCACA